AACATCTTCTGGTGGCTCTATGTCAAGTTGGAATATTACTGCTGATAATGGTGGTACGGCTACGATTGATAATGCCGAGACGGTTGATATTGCTGGAGGAACAAATATTAACACGGCTCGTTCAGGCAACACTATAACCATAAATAACGAAATAACAAACAATAACCAACTTACAAATGGTGCAGGTTATACAGCTAATACTGGTACAGTAACGGGTGTAAGTGCAACCGCACCAATACTTTCTTCAGGTGGGTCTTCACCAACTATAAGTGCTGACACTGCCGCTGTAACTAATGGAAGTGGTAAACTTGCAACAGGAGATCAAATCTATGACTTTGTTGGCGGTTGGACACAATCATTTGGAGGTGGAGATGTATCTGGTAGTGGTTTATTATCCCAATCAGTAGTTTTAACTATGGCTACAGTTAATTCAAATGTAGGTTCATTTACAAATGCAAATATAACTGTAGACGCTAAAGGTAGAATAACTGCCGCATCAAGTGGAAGTGGTGGTGGAGTTACTGGAAGTGGAACTACTAACTTCCTTTCTAAATGGAGTAGCTCTTCTGCAATAGGTAATTCTGAAATATCAGATACTGGAAGTGTGATACAATTAGGTCTTGATGCTTCTAATAATTCAACATTATATTTAGATACTGTTAATAGAAAGGTTGGATTTAGAACAACGAGCCCTGGTGCTGCATTCGATGTTAATGGAACGATAAGGGTTAGAAACCAATTAAATGTTGGTGACACAACAGAGCAAAATTTATATGTAGATGGAAATTCAAACCCAGGGGGTAAATATGTTAAGATGGGTAATTATGGTGGTGCTACTGGTAATTACTTTGGTATAACTGATGCTGTAAACCAACCTAAGTATAGTGCTGCATTTGGAAGTGGTGGTAAAATAGTACAAGACAAAAGAATTGTTACTGTAAAAATATCGGCATCAGCATTAAACTCAGCTTCAAGTGCCGATGGAAAGATACTAATTGCAGCACCAGGAACTAATAGTATTATTTGGCCAACGAACATTTTAATATATAGAGGTACTGGGAGTGCTGGCTCTGGATGGGCAACTGGAACTAATGTAGGGGCTACATTTTATTTTTGTAACAGTACCTCTTGTGTTTTGGCAAACAGAAAAACATTAGTTAATATAGCAGGTGGTGTGTGTGGAGCGTCAGGTGAATGGTACTGGGGAAGACCAACACCTCTTCCTTCATTAAATGAAAACCCAAATGTTAGATGGGATGGTTTAAAAAACAAACCTTTAAGATTTAAAACAGCAACATCAATATCAAGCTCATCTATGAATTGGTATGTAAGAATAGAATATTTAAAAATAAATGTAACTGCAGGATTTGTAAATAATGTAGATACAACCGTAACTTAATAAATTAATAATTATGGCAATAGTAAGTAATGTAAAAATAACATCTTTAAAAGCATTAAAAACTTTTGAAGAAAAAGATCATGTGATCCAAGAAGTTCACTGGTTGGTAGAATCAGTAGATGATGAATTTGCTCACTCAATGGGTGGATTTAGTAATTTAACTTTTGATAAAGATAATTTTGTTGAATGGGAGGATTCGGATGCATTTAAAGATATCGTATTAGGTTGGATTAAAAATGATACAGATAGGATTGTATCTATATGCGAACTACATGTGGCAGAACAAAAAGCTGATAATAAAGAAGAGTTAATGTTTTCAAATTAATAATGGTATTAATTTACTATATTTGTACTATGTATAACAATTAAAATTTAATGAAATGTCAAAAAAATTAAAAAAAGAAGAATTAGAAAACGTACAAGGACTTAATCAAAAGTTTGTAAATGCAAAACTTTCTTTAGCTGACGCAGTACTTCAAGCCTTTGCAACTTGGACAACTATCCAAGGAATCAGAGCAGAGTTTAAAAAAACTGAAGATGAGTTAACAGAGGTGTACGGGAAAAATGCAATAATAGATTTACAAACTGGAGAGGTTAAAGATCCACCAGAAGAAGAAATAAAAGAAGAAAATAATGGCTAAAATAAGTAACACTTCAGCGTATCCACAAATCGTTAATCCTGATATTAACGATTATTTAATTATAACTGATAAAGAAAATCAGTTAAAAACAAAATCGGCAACAATAGGATCGCTGCAAAGTTTATTTGGTACGGATACCGTAGTTTCTAAAGTGCTAATAAATAACGCAACTTTATTAACTCTTAACACAACACCCGCTGTTTTAGTAAGTGCACAAGGTGCTGGAAAAGTTATTGATGTAATTAGTGTTATGTTTTCCTTAGAACCTGGATCACAAGCATTTGATTATGGTACAGGGGCTTTACCTATAAATATAGGAAGTGAGCAAATAGGGAGTATTACCAATAGCAACACCACTATAAACTCAGGTGCAGATGTGGTTTTTAAACCTACTTTGCCTAATAGTACTACTGAAGTTATACCTACAAATACAGCATTAACTTTAGGAGCTCAAGCAAACCCAACACAAGGAACTGGTGTGCTGTATGCTAATGTATTTTACAGAGTTTTGACAGTAGGTAAGGATTTTTAATTTAAATTAAATGGACATAAGAAAGATTTCCATAGGTGCAGACTATAAGTCTGGAGCAATGCATTACATAGTAGGTCAAGAGGTATTAGGAGGTAAATACGCTATTCATTTAATTCAAGAAGACGCAAAAGATAAATCCTATAAAATTTGGATACAACAAGGTGAAGAAGTTTTACTATGGAAAGAATTTAAATTAACTCTTCCTATATCTTTAGAGTATAACATTAATTTTTAATGCAATCTCCTTATTCTTTTATTGTTAAGCCTTTAGATAACAAAAGGTATAATAATACAACAAAAATAGGTGATATAGATTTTATTACCAGTACTTCAGAAGAAAACCACAAAGCATCTAATAGGTTTGCAAAAGTTGTATCGTTGCCAATCAATTATAAAGGTGAAGTAAAAAAAGGAGACACCTTAGTTGTCCACCATAATGTATTTAAATTTTATAACGACATGTATGGTAGAAGAAAAAGTGGCAAAAGTTTTTTTAGAGAAGATTTATTTTTTATTGATCCTGATCAATTTTATTTATATAAAAGTGATGATGAATGGAGAGGGTATGATAAATATTGTTTTATAAAACCTATTCCCAAGAAAGATTCTTTTTTAAAAAAAGGAGGAAGCGTAGAACCTTTGATGGGTGAAATAAAATATATAAATAAACAATTAGAAGATTTAGGTTTAAAAATTGGAGATACTATTTCTTTTCAACCAGAATCAGAATATGAGTTTATAATAGATGATGAGGTTTTGTATCGTATGTTTACTAATAATATAACGATGGTATTATGACAACAATGTTTTTAACAGATGTTTATAGTAATCCAGACGAGTATGTATCGTCTTTAAAAAAAAAAGGATTTGAAGATTTTAATGATGGTGTTAATGTTTTTAAAAATGTACAAAAGTTAGAAAGAGATGATGTAGCAAAATCTATTGAGTCCTTAATAAATGCTGAACTTGTTTTGAGTTTTGCAAGGATGTCTGTTTTAGGTCAAGAAGAACCTAATTTTATTCATAAGGATGATATGCATGGAGATTACACTGCCATAATATATTTAAATAAAAAGTATCCCAGTGAATATGGAACAACATTATACGATGAAGATAATAAAGAGATACTTGTTTGTAAAGCAAAGTATAATTCAGTTTTTATTTTTCCTTCACATGTAAAGCATTCAAGAAATTGTTTTCATAATTTTGGTGAAGGTGATAATGCAAGATTGGTTCAAGTTATGTTTTTAAAATTAAAAAATGGACACTAAAGAAATTAAATTAGAAATAATTAGAGCTGGCGAAAGAGCTGTTCGTCAACTTATTAAAGTAGCTAAAGAAGAAATAATAAAACCACAGAAGGATGATGAGTTGGCGGCAGATAGATTAAAGAATGCTGCAGCTACAAAAAAATTAGCAATATTTGATGCGTTTGAAATATTGAAAAGAATTGAAGATGAAAAACAAATATTGGAAGGAGGAACAATAGTTAATAATAAAACCCCAAAAGGATTTGCAGAGTCAAGATCAAAATAGCTTTTATAAGGTAAACAAAATAATTATACCTAAATCGGTTTTGTTAAAAAAAAACAAAGCTAAATCTTGGACGCCAGGTTATAATGAAAAGTATGATATTATTGTTATCTCACAAAACGGAACAATAGGTGACATTTATTCAGTAAACAATTTAAATATTGCTGTTCCATCTACTCCAAAACTTACCTCAAAATTAAAACGCCATAATCAATATTGGAAGGCAAAAGATTACCCAAAAGAATTAAAAAGAATTCAAAGTATTTTTCAATGGCATGAAACCACTCCTACTTTTAAAAATAAATGGGTTGATTACATAGAAGAAGAATTTAACAGAAGAGAAAACGGACATTGGTTTTTAAATAATGGAGTGCCTACGTATATTACTGGCACACATTATATGTATTTACAATGGACTAAAATTGATGTAGGACATCCAGATTTTAGAGAAGCTAATCGTATTTTCTTTTTATATTGGGAGGCTTGTAAAGTTGATAAAAGAAGTTTTGGTATGTGTTATTTAAAAATAAGACGATCTGGATTTTCTTTTATGAGTTCAGCTGAAGGAGTAAATAAAGCAACTATAACAAAAGATTCTCGTATCGGTATTTTATCTAAAACTGGTTCTGATGCAAAAAAAATGTTTACAGATAAAGTTGTTCCTATCTCAAACAATTATCCATTCTTTTTTAAACCTATTCAAGATGGTATGGATAAACCTAAAACAGAATTAGCTTTCAGAGTTCCAGCTTCTAAGATTACTAAAAAAAATATGTATGATATAGGAGAGGAAGAATTAGAGGGACTTGATACTACTATTGACTGGAAGAATACTTCTGATAACTCTTATGATGGTGAAAAACTACAATTACTATTGCACGNTGAAAGTGGTAAATGGGAACGCCCTGAAAACANTCTTAACAACTGGCGTGTTACAAAAACTTGTCTAAGATTAGGAAGTAAAATTATAGGTAAATGCATGATGGGTTCAACATCAAATGCTTTAGATAAGGGAGGTAATAATTTTAAAAAATTATTTTATGATTCTGACACCTTCAAAAGAAATCAAAATGGGCAAACAAAAAGTGGGTTATATAATTTATTTATTCCTATGGAATGGAATATGGAGGGATTTATAGAT